AACTATGAAAACTAGGCCTCTGATTGTTGCTAAATTTGAAGAGTTTATAAGAAATAAACTAATTAACATAAAGTCTAGACGGTTATTTAACGAGATGAAAACATTTATTTGGCATAATGGAAGAGCACAAGCTATGAAAAAACACAATGATGATTTAATTATAGCTTGTTCTATCGCGTGTTGGATCAGAGATACAGTGTACACAACAAATCAGAGAGTGGCTGATTATCATAGAGCCTTCCTTTCCTCGATGGCAACAACAAATAAAATGTTGAACACATCAATACCTGGTATGATAGGATATGAAAAGCTGAAGAGAGAAAATAAGTTGGAAGCACAATTAGAACAACATAAAGACTTTTTATGGTTGCTTAAAGGATAATACATGGCTAGGCCTATAAACAAAAAAAATGTTAGAAATCCAGCTAGTCCTCTTTTCAGACAGCTGACAAAGCTTTTATCTGGGCCGCTGGTTAAGTATAGAAGACAAGATACAAGACAATTAAAAAGAAGATACTTAGATAAGTATAAATCTAGATTTAGGTCTGCGTCTGGGCAAGAATTTAAAACATCTAGATATGGCGAAGTTTACAGCGCATTACAATCTGATTATTACACTAATCAAAATCGTATGGATAGATATGTTGACTTTGATCAGATGGAATATACCCCTGAAATTGCATCTGCTTTAGACATCTTTGCTGATGAAATGACAACTTCTTCTGTTTTCAGAACAATATTGAATATTCAATGCAGCAACCAAGAAATTAAATCTGTTTTGGAAACACTAATGTATAGTATTTTAAATGTGGAGTTTAATTTATATGGTTGGTGCCGCTCAATGATCAAATATGGCGATTACTTTTTATATTTGGATATCGAACAGGACGAGGGCATAAAAAATGTCATAGGTTTGCCGGCAAATGAAATAGAAAGATTAGAGGGAGAAGATGAGGGCAACCCAAATTATATACAGTATCAATGGAATTCCGCTGGCATAACTTTAGAAAACTGGCAGGTAGGCCATTTGAGAATTTTGGGAAATGATAAATTTGCCCCTTATGGTACTTCCATATTGGAACCCGCTCGCCGTATTTGGCGTCAGCTGACTCTTTTAGAAGACGCAGTTATGGCTTATAGAATTGTTCGTTCACCTGAGCGTAGGGTTTTTAAAATTGATGTTGGTAACATACCACCAGAAGACGTTGAACAATATATGCAACGTGTGATGACACAAATGAAAAGAAATCAGATTCTTGATGTTAATACAGGACGAGTTGATTTAAGATATAATCCCTTAAGTATAGAAGAGGATTATTATATTCCAGTCCGCGGCGCAGCTTCTGGTACCGATATTACGACTATTGGTGGTGGCAAATATACAGGAGATATCGATGATGTAAAATATCTGAGAGATAAATTGTTTAGCGCATTGAAGATCCCAATGTCCTACCTATCCCGAGGAGAAGGAGCTGAAGAAGATAAAGCCACGTTAGCTCAAAAAGATATTAGATTTGCTCGAACAATACAGAGGCTACAGAGGTCTATTACCTCAGAATTAGAAAAAATAGCTGTTATACATCTTTTTACTCTTGGCTACAGAGGTAATGATTTATTATCATTTAAAATAATGTTAAATAATCCTTCTAAACTAGCAGAATTACAAGAATTAGAGCACTGGAAAGCTAGATTTGAAGCTGCCGACGGAGCCTCCGCTGGCTATTTTAGTCGACGGTGGGTATCTAAACACATATTGGGTGTTAGTGAAGAAGAATTTGCTAGAATGCAGACTGAAATGTTCTACGATAGGAAGCATGACTTCGCGCTTGAACAAGTCGGAGAAGCTGCAGCTGCCGAAGGCGGCGCAGCCGGCGGTGCTTTAGGTGGAGGAGAAGATATGGGAGCAGGCGGTGGTATGGAGGGCATGGAAGACACCGCGGGAGCGGAAGAAGCTGTAGAAGAGCCCGAAGAAGCTGGCCCGTTACTGGCCGCCCCAGGGCCTGAAGCAAACATACCAGAAGCACCAGGGCCTGAAGTCCCTGGGCCTGAAATACCCCCAGCCAAACGTGATTCTCAAGGGCGCCCTCAAACTACTACCCACGCGTCTAACGGGTGGTATACTCCATCAAAATATACAGGTGGCGATCGTAGGACGGGTAGAAGGCTGGCTTTCTTGGGACAAGCTGGCATGGGACCTCGCAGCGTTTTTCCTGGCAAAAGAGAATTTGAACGTTTAAACAGATATTCAGAAGGATTAGATCCTAATTATTATGAACAGGAAGAAGAAAAACTATTTCAAGATAACAATGAAATTAAAAAGCTAATAGAATCTTTGGAGAAGTCAGAAAATGAAGTTCAGACATAATAAAAAAAGAAACACTGCATTTATTTATGAAGTGCTTATTGTAGAATATTCTAAGGCTTCAATGTCTAATGATGGTAACAAAAAAAATAAATTAATTAATTTGTTGAAGAAGCATTTTTCTAAAGAAACTCTGCTAAGAAAGGATTTAGATATTTATAAGTCATTTGAAAAAACTTCTGATTTAGATAGTGATATGAAGGTTAAATTAATCAAGGAAGCCAAGAGTCAATTTGGATTGTTAGACAGAAAAAAGATATTTAGCCAGCAAACTAATTTGATTAATGAAATTAATAAAAATATTGGATTTTCTGCTTGGGACAACTTTGTTTCAAATTATAAAAAATTAGCAACCATTAATCAAACTTTAAATAAAACGCTCCCTCCCAAAAAACAAATTTTAGTTGAGAAAAAATTAATTAATATGTTAGCACAACAAGATTCTGAAAAAAAGCCGTTTCCAAATATTAATAATTTGGCTGTAAAAACTTTTGTTAAAAAGTTTAATGAAGGATATGACCAATTGCTTGAGCATGAGCAAAAAAAATTATTAGAGAAATATATAACTTCCTATAATGATGATGGTTTGGAATTTAAAATGTATTTTTATGAAGAAATTGATCGACTTAAAAACCTCCTTAATAAAAAGGTTGGTAAAAACACCTCCTTGTTATCAGAAAAATTACAAAAAATTATTGATCGAGTCGATAAGTATAGTGAGCGTTCGTTAGACAGAACATTGATAACAGAAGTTATGCAAATTCAATCGTTAGTAAAAGAGATTAATCAATAATGGCTTTAGAACTAAAAATAACTATCGATAACCGCGTTGTGGAAAAAATACTTTTAAACGCTAGAAAAACAATTGATGGTAATATTATTATTCGTGACCATCCGGAACTTGATATTTTTATTTTAGCAGCAACGAATAAAGTTGTTGCGTTGCCCAAAGATCAGATGGATGATGAAGTTTATGATGCACAAAACAGACTTTTTAAACATTTGACCCAAAGAGGCGTGATCGATTATAACACCATTCAATCTGGCAATCTTTTTATGTCGATGGAAGCTCAAATACCTGAAGCAGATAGCGGTGACAAAATACAGTTTGTTTTATATGCAATTTCAATTTTTGTTGATGAGGAACAACCTTTCTACGACAACATGAAAGAATTCGAAAAGGAAATGGAAGACCAATTATTAGATCCAGAACCAGATGAACATACTAACTTTGATCCAGAAGAGTATCATGACGAAACTAAAGGCTCTTTGCCTCCTCGATTCGTGCGCTGGGGCTTAAGCAACATTTATAGAATATAGGCGAAGAGTGGAATTAATTTATTTTGTTTTATGTGCGTATGGTCTCACATACATGTTAGTTTACGGATCTATTTTTGATTCGATAAGACCGTCGACTGGCAAACTTGGAGAGCTATTTCATTGCCCACTTTGTTTGGGTTTCTGGGTAGGACTGTTTTTGTGGAGTATCAATTGTTTTACAGAACTATTTACCTATGATTACAATTTAATGAATGGTTTACTTTTGGGATGGTTATCCGCCGGGACAAGTTATTTCTTAAGTATGATTTTGAATGATTTCGGCTTAAAATTTAGAAATACACAAGGAGGTGAGTAACAATGAAACGGCGTAACATTCCAGAAACAAGACGCTGCTGTAACGGTAGCAAAATCATGCGGGGGCGAGCCCCGCTTTGTAATTTAAATTTTTTAAAGGAGAAAAAAAATGTCAAAACATGGAAAAGATAGAACTCAACCCACCGGTGATGCAAAATCGCTCAACCATGGCGTAAAAAATATTGATAAGGTTGGCAACAAATGTGGCCCCGGCGCCGGTAAGGGACAGTGGCAAAAAGTAGGAAAAGTCAATCCTGGGAGCAACAAGGGAACTGAATAATGTCGAAGCAGCTTCTTCAGGAATACTTTGAATTATGTCCTGAAGGTAGGTGTCCTGTCCATATATTAACTGAGGCTGAAAAGAAAAGTATTATGGAGGGGGCAGTTTATCTTGTTGGGATCGTCCAGAAAGCTGGTACCAAGAATGGTAATGGACGGGTGTATCGAAAGCCAACTCTCCAAAGAGAGATAGACAACTATCAAAAAGCGATCGCCGAGAGGAGATCTTTAGGAGAGTTGGATCACCCGGATGATTCTGTTATCAATCTTAAAAATACATCTCATCTTGTTACAAAAACATGGTGGCAAGGAGATAACGTGATGGGGAAGATAGAGGTGCTTGACACACCTTCTGGCAAAATACTCAAGGATTTGGTAAAAGCCAATGTTAAACTAGGTATATCTTCTAGGGGTCTTGGTTCAGTTAAACAAGAAAAAGGAAAAACAATTGTTGAAGATGACTTTCAATTAATCTGTTTTGATATAGTCTCGGAACCTTCCACGCCCGGTGCTTATTTGGAGCCGACAAAAGACGCCTCACCTGTTAACATGGACTCTTCTATAAATTTATATTTGAATGAGTCAAAAACTAGTAAAATTGATAATTTGATACATTCAATTTTGAGAGATTAAAATGAAGACTAGCGAATTTAAAAAAATATTAAAACCACTGATAAGACAAACAGTAAAAGAAGTTATTCTAGAAGAAGGTTTGTTATCAGGAATTGTTACTGAGGTGGCAAAAGGGTTACAGGGAAACTTAATCACCGAAAAGAAAAATGAAGCTTCTTCTGAAAAAGAAGAGGATTATGAAAGAGAAAGACAAAAAAGAATAAAAAAGCTTAATGAATCAAACAAGTTTGGTGATGTTTTTAAAGGTACTAAAGAAGTACAAGAGCAGTCGAACGGCCCCTTATCGGGAATAAGCCCACAAGATAGGGGTGTCGATATTACGGCTATACAAGAAATAGCTAATGGCAAGTGGAAACGCTTAATGTAGGATGACTTATGTCTAAAAAAAGACCGGTAAACGTTGAGGTAACATTAAAAGAAGCAGGTGGTAACGTTAATAAACTTATTCGAAGATTTATGAAGAAGGTTAAAAAAGAAAGAATAATTGAAGACTATTTAGATAGAAGATTTTATGAAAAACCTTCGGCTAAGAGAAGAAAAGAAAAACTTAAAAAATTACGTAACGCTCAAAAAGCAGAGCGAGAAAGAAACACAAAACTAGATATAAGGTAGGAGAAAAAAATGGCACAAGATGAACATGGTAATGCAATATTTCCCGGTTCTACTGCAGTTGGTTTAAGAAATGTAGGATCATACCAGGTTTCTGGCCAGCCCTATGTTACTGGATCAGCCCTCGCAGCCGGCGAAGAAAAACAAATAACTTTCCCCTATGTAACTAAAAAAATTACAATTATTGCATCAGGTTCACAACCCGGCGGCGCCGCTGGTGGTTTAAGAGTGCATTTCGCTGCAACAGGATCCGGACGCGTCGTCGCAGGCTTGCATTACCTCCAGCTTGACAGCCATGAAGACTCCATGGATCTAGACGTGAAATGCAAAGAAATATGGCTTTCTAGCCCGGGCGGAGCTAGTAACTTTTTTCTCTATGCATCATTAACAAACATTCCAACTAGTTCGATGTACGCTCTTACTGGTTCTGGCATAACAGAGTAGGGGAAATATAATGGGATTTAAATCAGGAACAGATAATTTAACAGATCTTACCGTCGACGTGGGAACCATTTCTGTGCGAACAGATGCTGCCCACCCTGCGCCAGCCATACGTGCGAACGGCCCGATAATAGATACAGTGACGCTTAATATTATTAATACTGATGGCAACCATACC